ATAGACTAAAAGGACAATTAGATGGCATTTACTAACTATAGTGCGTTTGTAACTACAGTAGAAAACTACTTAGCACGAACAGACTTATCATCACAGATACCTGACTTCATTCAGATGGCTCAATTCAGAATGACTCGTGATTTAAGAACAGAAAGAATGTTAAAGGTTGCTACTGCTGATACAACAGATAGCACAGTAGGCTTTCCTACAGACTTTTTAGAAGTCAGAGAAATACACATGTTAGGTAACCCACCTGTGTTACTAGAGTTTCAGTCACCTGACTTATTCTTTAGAGATGGTCAAACAACATTATCAGGCAGACCTCACTATTTTACAATGTTAGGTACAGAATTTAAGTTTGCACCAGGTCCTGATACAAGCTACACAGTTCAAATTTTATATTATGCTCAACCTACATTTATCTCTAGCACAACAGCTAGTAATTTGTTCTTAGCATATTATCCAGATGCTCTACTTTACGCAACTCTAGCAGAGGCAGAACCATATCTTATGAACGACCAAAGAATTGCTACATGGTCTGCTTTATACGATAGAGCAATTGCTAATATTAAGAAGAGTGATTTAGGTGCAACATATCCATACACAACATTAAGCGTAACACCAAGATAATATGGAATATAAACTTTGTGCTAGTTGCAAAGTAGAAAAGCCTACAAGTAATTTTAGGTGGGCAAGGACTCGTTTTGAGTCATGGTGTAAAGAATGTAAAAGTAAGAACAAGAAAGCATGGTATCAAAAGAATAGAGATACTGAAATAGCAAAGGCAAAAGAATACCATAAGCAAACATACGCAGATAAACGTGAGCATAAAATACAATACGCTAAAGAATGGGTAAAAAATAACCCAGATAAGTATAAAGTAAACGCTAAGAAATGTTATGAAAAAACTAAACTAAAAAGGTTTGCATATCAAGCATTAGCAAGAGCTAAAAGAAGAAATGCAGTACCTACATGGTTTAACACCATTAAAGAAGATGTGCAAAAGATATACATAGAAGCTAGAACTAAAACATTGGAAACAGGGATACCACATGAGGTTGACCATATTATTCCATTAGTAAGTGAATATGTATGTGGATTACACGTTCCTAATAACTTACGTGTCGTAACTAGATACGAAAACAGAAGTAAACAAAATAAATTACAAGGAGTATTTTAAATGGCTGAAATTTCGAACTACCTCGAAAATGCAATCATAAACGCTACATTACGCAACACAACATATACATCAGTCGCAACAGTATATGTATCACTATGGACTTCAGACCCTACAGACGCAGGTAGTGGTACAGAAGTATCCGGTGGTTCATACGCTAGAACAGCAGTTACATTTGCAGCACCATCTAACGGTGTAACAACAAACAATGCTGACGTTACATTCCCAACAGCAACAGCTTCATGGGGAACAGTAGGTTGGATTGGTATTAATGATGCAGCAACATCAGGAAATCTTTTATACCATACAGCTTTGGATACAGCTAAAGCTATTGACTCTGGCGATATTTTTAAGATTTCAACAGGTAACCTTTCAGTTACATTAGCGTAAGGATAAATCATGGCTCTAGTCGTTAAAGATAGGGTAAGAGAAACCACTACGACCACAGGCACAGGCACAGTTACACTAGGTGGTGCTGCTACAGGCTTCCAGTCATTCTCTGTTATTGGTAATGGTAATACTACGTTCTATACTATCCAATTATCCAATACAAATGAGTGGGAAGTAGGTATAGGAACATACACATCTTCAGGCACTACTTTATCTCGTGACACTATCCTAGAGTCTAGCAATGGTGGAACTGCAGTTAATTTTAGTGCAGGTACAAAAGATGTATTTGTGACTTACCCTGCTGAAAAAGCAATTTATGAAGGTAATCTACCTACAAAACTAGTAGTTACAAAAAGAGATACAACTACTGCTGACATTGCTTTAGCTAATGGTTTTCTACCTGTGTTAAATAGAAGTGGCTCAACAATTAATGTTACAGTAAGTTAAGGATAATTATGGCAACTCGTTATGGATTAGTGCTAAATGGCACAACAATACAAGAATTACAGTCAGGTGATAACATCATTGGCTTAACTTCTAGTACAGCACTTCAAAAAGGTGATGGCTCTACTGGTCTTACTGCAGCTACAGCAGGCACAGACTATGTAGCACCAGCAACAGCTACATCATTTACAGCTACTCAAACATTTACAGGCTCAACTTCTACATTAGCAGCAGTATTTCAAGACGCTGCAGAAGTCGTTACAGTATCAGCTACAGCAGCTACAGGCACAATTAATTATGATGTCACTACACAATCAGTTTTATATTATACAACTAATGCTTCAGCTAACTGGACTGTAAACTTTAGAGGTTCTAGTGGAACATCTTTAAATACTTTAATGTCTACAGGACAAGCTCTTACAGTCGTATTTTTAGTCACACAAGGTTCAACTGCATATTATAATAATACTGTTCAAATAGATGGTTCATCTGTTACACCTAAATATCAAGGTGGCACAGCATGGACTTCAGGTAATGCTTCAGGAATAGACGCTTACTCATATACAATAGTTAAAACAGGCTCAGCAGCTTTCACAGTATTCGCAGCTCAAACACAATTTAAGTAGGAATTAGTTAATGTCATTATTGTCAAGACTAGCCGTTCAAGCCGCAAGAGCTTATGGTGTATTGTCATCTAAAAGCACAAATGTATCTGCTGACTATCTTGTAGTTGCAGGTGGTGGTGGTGGTACTGGATATAATGGTGGTGGTGCAGGTGCTGGTGGATTTCAAACATCTACATTTACATTATCCACATTAAATACATATAGCATTACTGTTGGCGCAGGTGGAACTGCTGGAAATAATGCAGCAGGGTCAAGAGGAACAAATGGTGCTGATTCAATTATATCAGGGACTGGTATTACCACAGTTACATCTGTTGGTGGAGGAACATCAGGCGGCGGAGGTGCATCATTATCTCTTGTAAATGGTTCTAGTGGAGGTTCAGGTGGTGGTGCAGGTGGAGCAACTCTCACAGATGCTACGGTAGCTTCAGGAACAGCAGGACAAGGTAACGCTGGTGGTGATAACTTTAATTCAGGTGGTTATGGCTCTGGCGGCGGTGGTGGTGCTTCTGCAGTAGGTGGCAATGGAACAACTAGTGTATCAGGTAATGGCGGAGCAGGAACTGCATCAAGTATTTCAGGCTCATCTGTAACCTATGCTGGAGGTGGAGGCGGTGGTTCAACAGTAGACGGTGCAACTAGAGGAACAGGTGGAGCTGGTGGTGGTGGTAATGGCGGAGCATCAGGTAACGCAGGCACAGCAGGAACTGCAAATACAGGTGGTGGTGGAGGTGGTGGTGCGCACAATCAAAATGGTTCTACAGGTGGTTCAGGCATAGTCATCATATCTTACGCATCTGCTACACCTTTATTCACAGGTGGCACAGTTACTACTTCAGGTGGTAATCAAATACATACATTCACAGCTTCAGGTACATTAACACCTGCTACAGCAGTTACAGCTAGTTATTTAGTAGTGGCTGGTGGAGGAGGAGGTGGTGGTTATTATTCAGGTGGCGGTGGTGGTGCTGGTGGATATCAAGCATCATCTATTACACTTTACTATCCAGCAACTTATACAGTTACTGTTGGTGGCGGTGGTAATGGTGGAGGAACAGCTGCTGGAACTGTAGCGACAAATGGTTCTAATTCAGTTTTAAGTGGAACTGGCATAACTACAGTTACATCTACAGGTGGTGGAGCTGGTGGTAATGGAGGAACTGCACCAACACAAGCTCAAAGAGATGGTGATAACGGAGGTTCAGGCGGTGGTGGTGGTGGAGATACAACTCCTGGATCTGGTGGTACAGGTACATCTGGACAAGGTAATGCTGGAGGTGCAGGTGTAGGAGTTTCAGCAAATTATAGAGGCGGAGGCGGAGGTGGAGCATCTGCTGCTGGAGCATCTGGTTCTGCATCAGGAAATGGTGGTGCAGGAACAGCATCTTCAATTTCAGGCTCATCTGTTACATACGCAGGTGGTGGTGGTGGTGGATTACAAGCATCTTCAGGAGCTGGAACAGGCGGCGCAGGTGGAGGAGGTAATGGAGGTGCAAACGGTAATGGTTCTGCTGGTACTGCTAATACAGGTGGCGGTGGTGGTGGTGGTGGTAGAGATGTTATATTAGGCGGTGCAGGCGGCTCTGGAATAGTTATCATCTCATACGCTGGATCACAACAATTTACAGGCGGAACTGTAACATCATCAGGTGGAAACACAATACATACATTTACAAGCTCTGGTAGTTTAGAAGCTACATTTGAATATTTAGTTGTTGCTGGAGGTGGCGGTGGTGGTGGTTCAACTGCTGGTGGCGGTGGTGGAGCTGGTGGATACAGAACATCTACAGCTACATTAAATACAGGTGTCACATATACAGTTACAGTTGGTGCTGGTGGTAATGGTGGCGCAAATTCTTCAAGCGGTATTGGTTCTAATGGTTCTGACTCTGTACTATCTGGTAGTGGTTTAACCACAGTTACGTCTACTGGCGGTGGTGGTGGAGGTAATGGAAATAATAATAGTGGTAATTCAGGTGGTTCAGGAGGTGGAGGAGGAGGTAAAGACCCACAAGCAGGAGGCACAAACGCTGGTGGTTCTGGAAACACACCATCTACTTCACCATCTCAAGGAAATAATGGTGGCAATGGAGCTAATGCTTATTGGTATTCTGGTGGCGGTGGTGGCGGTGCTTCTGCAGTAGGAACTGCTGGAACTGGAGGTGCTAGTGGTGCTGGTAGCGGTTCATCTGTTGCTGGCAACGGTGGTGCAGGTACTGCATCTTCTATTACAGGTTCTTCCGTAACTTATTCAGGTGGCGGTGGTGGCGGTGCTTTTGGAACTGCTGGAGCAGGTGGAAGTGGCGGTGGTGGAGGCGGAACAACTGGAACTAATGGAGGTAACGGATCTGCAAACACAGGTGGTGGTGCAGGTGGTGCAGGTGGTAGTGGCGGTACAGGTGGAACAGGTGGTTCTGGTGTAGTTATACTTAAAATACCTACTGGAAAATATACAGGCATTACTACAGGTTCACCTACAGTAACAACATCTGGTAACTTCACAATATTACAGTATAATGCTTCTGGTACTTACACATCTTAACAAAAGGAAATAACAATGGCACATTTTGCTCAACTAGAAAATAACATAGTAAAACAAGTAATAGTAGTATCTAATCAAGACATTCTTGATGAAAATGGACAAGAGTCAGAAGAAAAAGGTATTGCTTTTTGCTCTAATCTTTTAGGTGGAACTTGGAAACAAACATCTTATAACGCTAAAATTCGTAAAAATTATGCTGGTATTGGATACACTTATGACGAAGGTCGTGATGCTTTTATCCCACCTAAACCATATAATTCATGGTTATTAGATGAAGATACTTGTCAATGGAAAGCACCTACTCCATATCCAAATGATGATAAAAGATATACATGGGATGAAGAAACAACATCATGGGTAGAAATTAATGCTAATTAAACTTACTAATAACGCAGAAGAGTTTAAAGGTAAGCCATTATTAATTAATCCTGAACACATTATGACTGTGTTTGAAATAGAAAATGATGATGAAGTATCTACTAATGTTTACTCTATTACACAACAATCATGGAATGTTAAAGAAACAGTAGAAGAAATATATAAACTAGTTAAATAAAAAGGTACGATAAATGTTTGGTATAACCTCCTTTGCTGAAACCTCTTTTAGTACATTAGGTAAGATAGGAGGTATAGTATTAGCCTCTGCTCAAGTAAATGCAGACGCTACAGTCACAGCTAATGCTAATGCGATAAAACCATTTAGTGCTGCTATTACAGCAGACGCTACTGTTACAGGTAATGCAACAAGAATAAGGTTAGATAGTGGTTCTATAAACGGAACTGCTAATGTAAGTGCTGTTTACTTACGCATAAGAGATGGTGTAGGTTCTATTACAGGTAACGCTACTGTAACTGCTATAGGTTCGTTTGAAATTGCAGGTTCAGCAAGTATTACTGCTAACGGTCAAGTAGAACTTAATTATGTTCTTATTAGAACAGACTCTGCAAGTATTACAGGCACAACAACTGTATCTTGTTTAGCAGGTTACGAAGTAAGTGGTGAAGGACAAATAGTCGCTAATGCTAGTGTCTATTGTCTAGGTGGTATTATTACAGGTGCAAGTGCATCTATCACACCTATAGCCACAGTTACAGCAAACGGAATTATACAAGGTGAAGGATGGACACCTGTGACACCATCTTCAGATACATGGACTACAACATCTCCAAGTTCAGACACATGGACAACAATTTCACCATCATCAGATATATGGCTCAGACAAGGATAAAACATGGCAAAAACCAAAATTTCAGAGTTTAGTGCAACAGCAGCAGACAATACGGATATTACCAATATCAATATTGCTGAAGGTTGTTCACCAGCTAACTTAAACAACTCCATTCGTAGCTTAATGGCATTACTAAAAGACCAACAAGCAGGTACTAGTGGTGACCCATTTACAGTTGCAGGCACATTAGTATCTTCAGGCACAGTAGACATTACAGGTGCATTTAAACTAGACGGAACTGCAGGTGCTACTGGTCAAGTATTATTATCAGGCGGTGGTAGTAATACACCTACATGGGGTAATGCGTTTGTAGCTGGCATGATAATGCTATGGTCAGGTTCTTCAGCAACTATTCCTAGTGGTTGGGTTTTATGTGATGGCACAAATTCTACACCTGACTTACGTAACCGTTTTGTAGTAGGTGCAACATCTACATATGCTGTAGGTGCTACTGGTGGTAGTGCAGACGCTATTGTAGTAAGCCATACTCATACTGCAACAACAGCTAGTACATCTCTTACAGGTGAAATTACTAGCCAATATGCTAACGGTTCAAACAATGGTGGTACATCTGGCGTATTCTCACAATCTAATTACAACGTAGATGGTGATGGTGGTGAAAGTCGTGCTGGTAGAACTATTTATTTTGATGGTACTCATAGCCACACAACAACTATTAGTTCAACAGGTTCAAGTGGCACTAATGCTAATTTACCTCCATACTACGCACTTTGCTATATTATGAAGGCTTAATATGCCTATACAACGCATAGCATTTAAAGATTGGTTACCTGACCAACCATCTATCCTAGACGCAGTATCAAAAGCTAATAATGTTATTCCATTAGCTGTAGGATATGGTCCATTTAAGTCAGCAGTAAACTATTCAGGTAACGCATCTGAAAACTTAACTAACGTATATGCTACTAAAGTAGATAATGACGTATCTGTATTTGCAGGTGGTCTTACTAAACTATACAAACTAGATAGTTCAGACTTATCCCTAGATGACGTATCTAAATCAGGTGGATATACAGGTATTAACAGATGGCAATTTGTTCAGTTTGGTAACTATGCACTTGCTGCTAATGGTTCTGAAAAGATACAATATTATGATGTAAACTCATCATCATTATTTGCAGACTTAGCTGCAGCAGCTCCAGTTGCTAAATATGTAACAGCAGTTCGTGACTTCGTAGTAGGTGCTAATATAGGTGCAGGTACATATCCTACACGAGTACAATGGTCAGATATTAATGATCCTACCGATTGGACACCAGGTGCTGCATCACAATCAGATTATCAAGATATTCCAGATGGTGGTGACATTACCGGAATTACAGGTGGTGAATTTGGTATTGTATTCTTAGAAAAAGCCATTGTTCGTATGTCATATATTGGCTCACCATTATTCTTCCAATTTGACACGATTTCAAGAAACATTGGGTGTATAGAAGGTGGTTCTATTGCACAATATGGTGGTATTACATACTTCTTATCAGATGATGGATTCTATTCTTGTGATGGTCAAAACATCATTGGTATTGGTGCAGAAAAGGTAGATAGATACTTTTACGCTAACGCTAACATTGGCGATATTGATTCTATATCAGCAGCAGTTGATCCTGAACGTAATCTTGTAACTTGGAACTATACTAACGTATCAGGTGGTCGTTCATTACTTATTTATAACTATGAAACTAAAAAATGGTGTGAAGCAGATACAGATGTAGATTTCTTATCTACATTAGCTACTTCAGGAACATCTTTAGATGCACTAGATTCTGCTTATAATGTATCAGCAGGTTCATTTACAGTAGGTAAATCATATACAATTAGAACAGTAGGCACTACAGACTTTACACTTATAGGTGCAGTCGCTAATACAGTAGGTGTATTATTTACAGCTACAGGTGTAGGTACTGGTAATGGTGTTGCTATAGATATGGCAGCAAGTGCTGCAGCAGCTAAAACAATAGATACACTTGTAACCACTATGGACGATAGACTTTACAAAGGTGGTAAGTTCTTATTTGGTGGTGTTCGTGATGCTAAGATTGTGACATTTACAGGAAGTTATGCTACAGCTAATTTAACTACTAATGACCTAGAATATGGATATAACTCTGTAGTCACACTTATTAGACCATCTGTAGATAATGGATCAGCTACTATACAAATAGCAAGCAGACGTATGTTAGATGATACTATTACATATTCTACATCTAAAACTACAGATCAAGAAGATAGATGTTCTGTAAGAAGTGCAGGTCGTTATCATAGAGTAAGTTTAACACCTACAGGTGCTAACTGGTTCTCTGCAATTGGAATGGATATAGAATACT